CCCCGGATCAAATCCGCAACAAGGCTTTTCGCGGTGTCTTTAAGGTCAATAGTCATAGCGTCTCTCCGCGGTTGGTGTCCCTAACATAGTCACCACGAAAAGATGCGTCAAGCGATAATTTGTGTTGACAGGGGAGAATCTCGCCGTCATATTGCGGTCTCCAACCAAGGAGACGCACCCATGACCCCACGCTAATCCGAGGGCAGGCCCTACACGATGGATATCGAGACGAGGGACGGAGTGCACCAGCACCCGTTCCATCTCGGCACGATCCACACCGTCGCTGAACAGTTCGTCCTTGAGCGGCTCGCCGATCCCGCCGTGCGTTCAATCGCGCTTCGCCGAGGAGGCCAATGCATCGCCATCTACGATTGGCGCGCCCTCACAGGGGAGGAATAGGCATGACTAAAGCACAAGCCATAGCAGAGCGCGCGCTAAAGCCGCATCCGTACAACTGGTACGTCTGGCAGATGAATGACGGCTATTGGCACGTCTCGCTAATGACAAACCGGGAGGCATAACCATGCCGTTCACAATGTCCGTCGGCCGCGACTACCGCACCGCCAACAAGTATGAATATGTCATCTTTCAAGATGAGGAAATCGCAGAGCGCAAAGGCTTCTTCCCTACTTCAACCGCCGCTAAACGCGCCGGCCTCAAAGCCGCACAAGCGCTCCTCGCCGCAGAACCGCAGCAGGAATTGCCGCTAGACTAACAACGCGGGTTATTCCCGCTTCTTCCTTTCCTGCGCCGCTTTCAATTGCTCAAGCAAGGCAACCAACTGGTTGCCTTGTTGCGCTTTGAACGCCCCCTCCGCAACCCGTACCGCTAATGTCGTCAGCATCCGGGCCGCCTCATTCCCAGCTCGCAAAAGCTTCGTATCAATCGCCGCCGTCGGTAACCCCTCCGGTGTCCGACCCGAGCCCGCCGGCAACGCCATCGCCGCATCAATCTCCCGCTGAACCAAAAGCACCGTGTCCCGCTGCAGCACCAACCCCCGCAACGAACCCTCATGCAACGTCTCCGAGTGAAGACGTCCGCCAAGCGCCGGAACCTCAGATGAACTGTCCTCCAATACCTCCAAAACCCGACCCGCAACCGTCAATGCCTCATCCATCCGTCGTACCACCTTCGCGACCCCAGGCGTCCGCCCGCCATACCACGCCAAACCAGCAGCCTTGAACAGAGCTTGCCGCGCCGCCCGCGCTACCTGCGCTCGCCCTATCGAGCGAGGATGATTGCCAGGATTGCCACTCGTGCCGCCGTGCATCCGACAACGGCGCTTCCCAACAATCCGTCGCTGCGTGCACGGCATGCCCGTCCGCCGACTGTGAGCGCCGCAGCGATCTACGAATGCCCTTGCTCGTGTCACGCGTTACAGAAGGCCAAATTGCCCTTATCACAGTCAAGTCCGACGTTGCCGAATGGGTCAGCTTCCCTGTCCGTTCTCACCCTCGCGCAGGCGCAGCTACCGCCTTGTAGACGGTAGCTCCTAGCCACAAACCCCAGCATTTCCGCCACTCTCCGGCGCTGGCAGCTGCTCGGGCTACCACCCGGCTACCAGCGACATCGCGTCGGACCGTTCCGTTCGGGAATCGCCCCAAGCCGCCGGGCAGCGGAGGGAAATTTGAGTCACCCGTCACAAACCGGAGACGATTTTCGAATTCGGTGCTGGCTGTATCGGACATCCGTCACAACCGGCGGCAACTTTCGGCAACTGGCGCTGGCAGTTCCGACATCTGTCGCGAACTGGTCGCGCTTTCCCGAGTTTCTGTCGGGAAGGTGTGGAGTTGTTGGGTGATCTCGATCCCCGCGCTTTGCGCTACCGGCCGCACCACCACCCCGGACCGTTGGGGACTGTCACGGGGACGGTGGCGGCGTGGTCGCCTTCTCGGCAGCCCTTTCTTTTCCTGCCCCTGCGGGTTGCTGGCTTGTGCGGTGGTGCGGTCCCTAGCCCGAAGGGCGGGAAGGCGGGTCGCCACACAACATCCACCTTCCCTGCTGGTGCCGTTGCATCGGGCTGACGTGTCGTTGACCCGTCGGTTGCTGGGCCTGCTGTTCGCCGTGCTGACCGGGGCGCTTCTACGAGGGCTGCGCGCTCGCTGAGCACTTGCTACTCGTGGCTCGCTGGCGCTCGGCAGGACACTCGTACGGAGCGCTTAGCAGTCCCGTGCCGGTGCACGCGCTGTATATAGATACATACTACAGACCTAGGGTTTCTGCGGGTCTTTTGGGGGGTAATTATGCTAGCCCGCATGGCGATTGTGCTCTAAGCTCACCTAGTTGGTGCTTGATGGCCCAATTAGGAGTGAGATATGAAGGAACGGGGTGACGTTCGTGTTGAGGTAAGGCAGTTTTTTGAGCGCCGTCCGAGGGTGGGTCACCCTTACGGAGATTTCTTCATGATGCTCTCTCAGAGGGGGGTGGCCGAGCTGAGCGAGCGGCTGGAAGACCGCACTCTCGGCATGCAGGCCGTCAGGGTGCTGCTGGCGATGATGCGCCACATGGACTTCGAGAACCGGGTCGATGTCAGCCAGAAGAATTTGGCCCTGGCTCTGGGGATGGGTCTGTCCGACCTGTCGCGGGCTTCCAAGGTGCTGGTTGAGTGTGGCCTGGTCGAGCGCATGGCGAACCGCCGGGGCTGGTATCGCATCAGCCCGCGCCTGTGCTGGAAGGGAACGGCTAAGAAGCTTGAGGAGGAGCTGCGGCCGAGGGCGCCCGACTCGCGTAGCCGCGCCTCCACGCAATCTGCCGCTCCCTGATCCAGCGCCGCACACCCTCCGGCGGCTCAGCCTCGGCCGAGCCGAACGGCGGCCACGCGCCGACCGCTTCTTTATATTTGTGCGCCGCCCAGCCCGGCTTGTAGCCGCGCTCCGCCGCGTAGCCGCGTAAGGCGGCAGCGAACTGTGGCAGCGACATCTCTTCCCCGCCAACCTCTATCCGGCCCTGGCCGCCGCGCTTGACGCCGGCGCCGACCACCAATTCCACCAATTCTACCGCGGTATCCTGTTCGATCACCCGCTTTTTCAGTTCCCCGTCGGTGGTCTCCCACTCCGGCGGCGGCTCGCCGGGCTTCTTCTTGGTGCCGTCGTCTAGCTTGTCGTGCAGGATGTCGGTGACAAAGCCGAGACGCAAGGTCGTATCGGAGTGGTCGAGGATCAGGCAGTCTTCCTTGCCGGGCGCGGTTCTGAGACCCCGGCCGACGATCTGCACGTACAGCATCTCGGATTTCGTCGGCCGCACGAGGCTGATGCAGCGAACGTCCCAATCGACCCCGGTCGTCAGGGTGCCGACGTTGCACACCACCGGGTTCACCCCCGAGTGAAACCGCCGCTTGATCCGCTCCCGCTCGTCTTTCGGGGTCGCGGCGTCCTGGTAGCCGGCATTGACCCCGGCCGCCCGGAAGGCGTCCCGCAGCGACTGCGCGTGGGCGCAATCGACCCCGAACACCAGGGTCGGCCGCCCCTCGGCGAGGCGCAGCCAGGTGCCGACGACATCGCCGTTGAGGTCAGCCTGGTTCATCGCGTCGGACAATTGCCCTTCGTGGTAGTCGCCGCCGACGATCTTGACCCCGGTGAGGTCCGGGTGCGACGCGGCAAATACCCGGAACGGCGACAAATACCCAGATTCGATCAATTCCGCCGTCGTGGCCGAGATGACGAGGTCGTCGAAATAGAGGCCCAGATTTTTGGTCCAGGGCGTCGCCGAGAGGCCGATAAACGGCACTTTTTGCCAGTCCGGCCTAGCCATCCACTCATGCACGAATTTGTAGGCCCGGTGGCACTCGTCGATGATGACGAGCCCGGCCGGCGGAATCTCGCGGTTCTGCAAGGTCTGCACCGAGCAGATCTGCACCGGCTGCTCCGGGTCGGTCAACGGATGGTCGGCCTGCAAGACGCCGATCCCCTCGATCCCGTCGGCCCGAAACGATTCGACGGTCTGGTCGATGAGATCAATTGCCGGTGCCGTAAAGATGACCCGGCGACCCTTCTCCAGCGCCATGCGGATGATGGCTCCGGCCAGCACCGTCTTGCCGTACCCCGTCGGCGCCTGCAATACCGGCCGCCGCTTCCCGCCCCGCAGCGACTCCCGCAGCATCTCGATCGCATGGCTCTGATACGGCCGCAGCTCGCGTGCTTGCGGCGGGGCGACCCCGCTCACTGGTCTTGCGTCCGGATGATTTGGAAGCTATCTGTCATGGGTTCCGCGAGGCGCTAGCACGCCGTTGACCGGATCACAGCTTTGACCAGCCGCCGCGATTGGTCAAGCACAGAAAGGTCCCGGCATGAGATTCGGGGCCTTTCTTGTTTCCGGCTCGTGCGTTTTCAGGAAGCGGCCACGCCGCGACAGGTCAAGCGGAGGAAGCTTCCGGTAAACGAATAAAATGAGCAACGGCACCGTTAATTTCCCGATTGAAGTCAGCGGCATCTGGCTGGTGCGTGAGGGCGAGTACATCATTGTTCGCGCAGAGGTCAATGGTGCATGGGTGGAGGTAATCCGGGAATACCACGATGGTCCCTTCAGTCACATTGTTGAGGATAATGGTATCCGTGCGCGCAGCGACCAAAAACGATGGTAATTTGCCGTATCATCGTTGGCCGCGTTCCTACGGCGGCTGGCAGGCAGGAAGCATTATCCGGTGCGAAGGTAGTAGCTGTCGTTGGTGCGCGTTGCATTGGGACATCGTCATAAGCGGGACCGCGCGCGCCAAACTGCCGTGTGGCGAATGCCATCTGGCTGATGGGGAAACCTGCGACATCTGCGGAGCGTATCAGGTGGCGAGAGAGTTCAATGATCCGTAAGCACGAGACATACCTTGGCGATGGTGTCTATGCCTGGACTGACGGTTATCAACTATGGCTTAGGACGGAACGAGATGATGGCGAGCATACAATCGCTCTTGAGCCTGCCGTATTTGCTGCGCTGATAACATACGAGAAGAGGTTACGAGTGCCACGGGAGTCAAATATATAATTCCCAAAAGAAAAGGGAATTATATATTTGACTCCCCGCGCCAAAATCCCTATATTTCTGGCACGAAATAAGGGGTTTCCGATGTCGCGCAGCACCATTTCCACCTTCCAGCTTTTCGCCATGTTTCCCGACCAGGACAGCGCCCGCGTTTACCTCGAAGGGCTGCTCTGGCCGCAGGGTCCGCGCTGCCCAGTTTGTGGGACTGGCGACAAGATCACGACTCGCAAGGGCGGCTATTACCGCTGCCGGCAGTGCCAGGAGGATTTCACCGTTCGCACTGGGACGGTGTTCGAGCGGTCCCATGTCCCGCTGCACAAGTGGGTTTACGCGATGTACCTGCTCGTCACCGCTCGCAAGGGCATCAGCAGCATGCAACTCGCCAAGGAAATCGGCGTCACGCAGAAAACCGCGTGGTTCATCCTTGGTCGGTTGCGCGAGGCTTGCGGTTCCGACTTCGGCAAGCTGGCCGGCGTTGTGGAAATCGACGAGACCTACGTCGGCGGGATCGAGGCCAACAAGCACGAGAATAAGAAGCTCAAGATGGGGCGCGGCTCGGTCGGCAAGACTGCCGTCATCGGCATGCGCGAGCGCGGTGGGCGCACCAAGGCCAAGGTGGTCGGCAACACCGATCAGGAGACGGTGCACCGCGTCATTCACGAGAATGTCGAGGTCCGCTCGACGCTGAACACTGACGAGTTCGCCGCCTATCGCGGCCTCGGCGGGCTGTTCTTCGATCACGAGACGATCAACCACGGCGCAGCCGAGTTCGTCCGCGACAACGTGACGACCAACAGCATCGAAAGCGTATTCGCGGTTCTCAAGCGCGGGCTGATCGGCGTCTACCACCACGCCAGCCCGAAGCACCTGCACCGCTACGTTGACGAGTTCGCCTTCCGGCTGAACGAAGGCGACGTGAAACGGCACACGCTGGACCGGCTGGAGAGCTTCGTCAAAGGCATTGCCGGCAAGCGGCTGACCTACAAGGCGTACATCGCATGAGCGGCGATTTGTGCGCGGACTGCCCCCTGCCGTGGCATCGCGGGGCCGGTGTAACGCGTTGCGAGTGCTGCCCGTATCGCGTCCCGCCGGAGCTTGATGCGATTGCGGGCAAGGTTCTGTCCTATAAACCAAAACCAAAATCGAAGCCGGCAAAGGCACGTAAGAGGCGGGCGGCAAAGATTGCGAAAGGCTCGCCCACATGACGGACGCCGCATTGCGCTGTGATTTGATAAATCTCGCACGAGCGGGCGTCATGCCGCATTGGCGGTGCAGATGGTGCGGACATTTATCACTAAAAAAGGAATGCCCATTCGATACGTGCGGCACCTGCCAAGGCAGCGGTTCCAGCGGACGGGAGAGTGTATGCCCAGAGTGTTGTGGATTACGAGTTATCCTAAGGCGGACTGAGAGTGGTTTAGCATGACACCGGAAGATGTAAAAACCCTCGCCGAAATTCGCGGGCGTTTCGCCTATCAAGAGGCCGAGCGGTTCGTGACGGGATACGAAGAAGACATCCGTTTTCTTTTGAACCTCACAAGATTTCTGCCGCCGATGTGGCAACCAATAGAGACTGCACCGCTGCGAACCGAGGCTCTTTTTTTCTTTCGATTTCCAGACGGAACTCATTGGGTGGGGGTAGATGAAATGCTTGAAGATGGCTTGTCGATACACAGCAACGCGCGGCCAACGCACTGGGCGGCACTCCCAGCGTTGCCGGAATGAGATGCGGAGTGTCCCGGGAAGCTCTCGGACCGGGGGCAGGAGGCGTGCTCGACCGACGCCGCACCGAGCATCTGGGGAGTCAAATATATAATTCCCTTTCTTTTTGGCAGGCCGTATTTCTGCCGTAGCCATCGATCGACGGCTTCGCGGCCCTCCGCATCGAGCGCCTCGGCCCAGAAGTAGGCTTCCTGACAGCTAAAGACCCCATTCTGGGCGATATCTTGCTTTTTGGCTGAATCCGGCATATCTGACTCCCGTGTCCCCGTGGTTGGACGACACCAGGTGCCAGATCCCCCCTAAGGTCAAGGGCGCACGTGAAAGGCCCGCAGCAGCTCCCCTGCCGCGGGCCTTTCCATTGCAGCGGGAGCCTTCTCCCGATTGTGGGTGGCGACCGGGACGGCTAAACTCTCTGAAGCTAGAGAAGGAGAGGCCGTGACCACCCACCCTATCGAGATACTCTTCGCCGGAGACGCGCCGGACAGCGAGCTGGAGCGCGCCAAGATACTGGGTTCCAAGGAAGTCGGCGAGGCGATCGAAGACTTGCGCTCGGTGCTGGCCAATTTGCAGTTGGACGTCACGGTCACGGCGCACAGTGTGCGGAAGATGGCGAAGCACTGGGGGCCGAGCCGGCCGAAATTGCAGGAGGTGGCGGGGCCGGATGGCCGGGACGCTGCCGAGTGAGCGCTGCCGCCCACACTGTAATGAGTTGCCGATGACCGAGATTCGGCTGGCCAGCGGGCAGAAGGCGCAGCTGCGGGGCGGCCGGGTGGAGGTGATGCCGGAGACGGGCAAGCGCTACCGGCTGACCCTCGAGCATGTCGATGGCGGCACGATGCATGCGACCGCCCGGGATTACGCCGCCCTCCTCGACTTTCTGCGCCAGGCCGAGCGACTGCACTACGAGCTGCGCTCGCTGAGCCTGGAGGGCGATCCGGCAGCATGAGCGAGCCGGCGGAAGACCGTATCGGCCCCGCCGTGCTCGCCGTCGTCATCCTCGCCGCCACGGTGCTCGTGCCGCTCATTCTGTACGGCGTGGCGCACGGCCTCGGTTCGCACTGGCTCGGGCCATGAAGACGGCCGAGCCGGACGCGATTGCCGTCCTGGCCGCCAAGAAGCAGATCATCCAGATCCTGGCCGAGGACAAGTGGGCTAGTCACGAGGTCATGTTTGCGCACCGCCATCAGTATGACGGGGTGCCGACACCGCCAGCCTCCTTTCACGAAGACCTCGTGGCCGACTTCTGGAGCCCGGACCCCTACTCGATCCGCCTGGCCTTCCGCGGCAGCGCCAAATCCACCCTCGGCGAAGAAGACATCGTGCTGGCGGCCTGCCTGATGGCGCACCGTAACATCGTCATCATCTCGTCGAACGAGACGCGGGCGGCGGAGCGGCTGGCCGCCGTGGCCTACGAATTGATGAATAACCCCTGGATTCAGGCCGCCTTCGGGGACCTCAAGGGCGACGCCTGGACCCAGACAAAGCTGGTGACCACGACCGGGGTGTGCATCCAGGCCATCGGCCGCGACCAGGATATCCGCGGCATCAAGCACCTCGACCACCGGCCCGATTTCATCTTTGTCGATGACGTGGAGAGCCCGGACAGCGTGCAGACGCCTGACCAGCGGCGAAAGACGCTGCGGTGGTTTCTGTCGGAACTGCTCCCCGCCTGCGCCCCCAACCGCAAGGTCCGTATCCGCGCCACCCCGATGGACGCCGAATCGCTGCCGGTGAAGCTGGAGAAGGAGTGGGGCTGGCCCTGCCAGACCTACCCGGTGGAATACCTGAACGAATCGGGAAAACGGACGGCCAGCTGGCCCGAGGTGTGGCCGCTCTCCAAGATCGACCGCGAGCGGCAGGGCTACGAGCGGGTCGGCGAGTTGGCGGTGTGGGAACGCGAGATGCTGTGCCGGGCCTTCAGCGAGTCCGACCGGATTTTCAGCCGGGAAATGATCCGCGTGGCGCCGCGCGAGCGCACCTGGCAAGCCTGTTACGCGATGATCGACCCGGCGAGGACGGTGGGAAGCACGTCCGCCACCACCGGCTGGGCCGTCTGGTCCTGGGTCAGTAACCGCCTCGTCGTCTGGGCCGCCGATGCGCAGTTTCTTCTTCCCGACGAGATCGTCGCGCTGGCGTTTGACATTGCCGATCGCTACGACCCTGTTTGGGTCGGGGTGGAGCTTGACGGCCTGGAGCAGTTTTTACTGCAGCCGCTGCGGCACGAGATGGTTCGACGCGGTACGTATTTACCCGTACGCGGCGTCCGCGCCCCGCGCGGCAAGCTCGACTTCATCCGGGGTCTCCAACCCTTCTTCGCCGCCCGCGAGTGCGAATTCGCCCAGCCGCTCCCGGCGCTGACCGAGCAGCTGCTGAACTACCCGACTGGCAAGATCGACGCGCCGAACGCGCTCGCCTACGCCCTCCAGATGCGGCCGGGCCTCCCGGTCTACGAGGGCTTCGGCGCCGACCACATTGTCTCTGATTTGGAGCACGACCCGAGCCGGCCATTGTTCCTGGTGGCCAATGCGACAGGGTCTATGACCTGTGCCGTCCTCTGCCAGTTTCACGACGGCCGGCTGCTCTTGCTGCGGGACTGGGTGCGGGAGGGGAATCCGGGCGAGCTGGTGGAGCCCATATATAATGAGTCGATCCTCGTCGCAGATTCGCCGCGCGAGGCGCTCTTGCAGGACCGGCCGCGCTCCTGGGCCGCGATGCTGAAGGCGCCGGTGCCAGACCGGCTGGTGCATCGCAATGCCCCGCCGACCTGGGTGGTCCCGCCGCACCACGAGGAAAAGTACACCAATGTCGGGCTTCTTCAGGCAATCCGCCAGATTCCGGCGGATCTGCGCTTGGGTGGCCAGGCTCCGGCCGGCCAGGTTCAATTGCAGGATCTGCTTCAGCGCATCAGCCGCGGCCTGCCCGCTGTCGCGGTCTCCCCCCGCGCCCGGTGGATATGCCGAGCCTTGGCCGGCGGTTACGCCCGAGCCCTGGTGCGCGGCCGCCTCCAGGAATACGCCGAGGAAGGGCCGTACCGGCTCCTGATGGAGGGGCTGGAATCGTTTATGGGCCTCCAGCGCAAAGGGCGCGAGGCCGACGACGAAGACGAGAACACGCAGCAGCCGTGGGGAGAGGATCGCCACGGCAATCGTTATAGGACTGCAATGCCCGCAAGGAGATGACCGATGGCACGTTCCAACGATCACGACGACGACAAGAACGAGACCAGCCGTTATACGCCGCCGGCCCCGGCACCCGCCCCGGCCCCGGCCACCGTGCCGGCCACCGACAGCGCCGCCCGGCTGCGCGATCTGCGCCTCCTGGCCGAACGCAACCAGCTGAACGACGCCGACAAGGCCGAATTGGCGAAATTGAACGCCGCCGAAAGCGAAGCCGCCGGCCATAAGCCGGTCGAAGCTGCCAAGCCGGCCGAGGAGCCGGTCAACACCTTCAACGAGATCCTCGCCATCCTCGACCAGCTGATCGACCTCGACCCGCGCTACGCCGGCATCGGCGCCCGCGTCGCCGCCATCCGTCTGCGCCTCAACCCGCCGCCGAAGACCGAGGAGGCCAAGGCCGCGTAGCGGCAGATATATAAGAACGCGCGTGCGCGCGTGAACCAGAACGGGGATAAAGTCAATAGGGAAAATGACCCTCTGGCTCGTCGATTTCCCGCACGTCATCCCGCTCGATGATTTGCGGGAGCACGAGCCGAGCGAGGCGTGCTGGTGCCGTCCCCTTTACGACGAGGGGGTGGTAATCCATCATGCCGCCGATGAA